GCAATGATGAAGGCGCGCTCACGTCCAACACGCCTTGCGATTTCCTCTCGGCATTGGATACCGGCATCATCACCATCGAGAGCCAAGTAAATTCTTTTATATTTATCTATGTCAAAGGTGGCAAGCCATTCCATCTTCCTATCGCTTGCACCATCGGGTATAGACACAACGTTATCCGTGATTTCCGGACAAATCTTCCACGTCAACGCATCAATTTCTCCTTCGCAGATCAGGATCGAATCATCTTCATCGTTTAAACAGTCAACCAGATACGGAATCCTCTGGCAATCGGGCAGTTGTGCATACTTTTTATCGGAAGTTCTAAACTTTATATTGATTGGCACTCCCTCTGAATCCTTATAAACAAAGGCTATGCAGTCCTGTCTCTTGTTATCCACGAAGTGAGAAGCAATGCCCACTCCGTAATCATCTGCAACGTTTAAACTAAGACCCCTTTCCTTAAAGAATTCCTCTCCCCACGTGCCTTTTACGCTCTTTGTGTTGGGAATTACTGGTGGTTTCTTGGGCGCAGTCTTGCGTATTGTGGGTGGGCGTTGCAAACTTTCCTTCCATGCGTTGCCTTCCCATTGGCAGTGATGGCATCGCCATCGTGCGCCTTCCGTGTCTATGTTAATGCTAAGACACGGGTCTCTACTGTTCTTCCTTTCCGGAGAACATTTAGGGCAAGTCGCTTTATGCTGACCCTCATCATAGTTTCTAAGTTGTATTCCTTCATTTTCTAGTTGTTGGTAAATTGGTTGGGTAATTTTATCCATCATGGCATCCTTTTAAAAATTGGCTTTCCTTCGGAATCAACCTTCCTTCCGGTAGCATCGGTTTTGTTTTCTTTTGCGAATTTTGCATCGACCCTCACTAAATAATTGACAGTGGATATAAACCACGTCTTGCGCGCGGAAGCATCAGCCTCTTGTGAGAGCCAAACATCCCTTGACATCAGAACAGCATCAAGGTTTGGAATGTTTTTAAAGGTTGCGCGCCATTTGTCATAGTCTTTTTGAACAAGTCTTACGACTTTTCCCTCAAAGGCGTAGCGTTTCTCCATCCTAGTTCTCCATTTTTATTTTATTATCTTTCTTATCCTTCTTATAGCCTTCTTTCTTTTATGCTTACGTTGAGGGTTAAGGCTTTTAGGCATAGGTCAAACATCCTATGCTTTCGCAAAAAGGTTTGACTTATGCCCTATGCTCAACGTTTCGGGTGTCGGCTAGTGGCATTGCACTACTGCGCTTGGCGTGCAATTTAACTGCTACTTACTTAATGATATGCGCATTAAGGTGGACAGCGTTCAGTCTTTCGGTCTCGCTTTTGGGCTTTGTCCACATCCCACAGTAACCCATTTCCTAACAAGGCTTACAAGTTCTGTTGTCTTACCCGACAACTTGCAAGTTATCTTATAACTTACTATAATTCCAATTTGAATATCAAGTTTTTTTTACTCCATTAAAAAACTTGGCTTCAATGACCGATGTTATTAGAACCCTCTAGTTATATTGGTTGTCTTTGTTTGTTAAAAGATGGGAAGGGGTGGCTTATTTGCGTTTCAATAAAGCCTTCCCCTTTCTCTTTCTTTAGATTCTTCTCAACTTTTATACACTAAAATTGCAACACATCTAAACTTATGATAGTATCTCTCTTGTAAGAAGAAAAGAGGATATAAGCGCATGAAATACAGTAATGACACTGGCTTGCCCGAAGTATTCGCAAAAGCAGTTATGCGCGATACTTATACACGGGGGAAAGCCGACATATCTGCAACTGGGTTGCTCAAACCGCCAAGACAAGCCTTTTTAACCTATCAACACGACCATGAAATCGTTGTTGATGTTTCCAAGCAAGTGTGGTCTCTGTTTGGAAGGGCAGTTCACACTGTCCTTGAACAAGGCACTGTCGAAGGCTATATAGTTGAGCAACGTTTCTTTGCAGAAACATGTGGGTGGACAGTCAGTGGACAGATTGATGTTCAACGCCTTGATCCTCAAGGCATAACCCTTATGGATTATAAAACCCGCAAGGCTTATGCTGTGATTAATGGTCGAGAATCAGATGAACAACAACTAAACATTTATGCTTGGTTGATGCGAAAAAATGACAAGGAAGTAAGTCAATTACAAATTGTCAACATCATTCGAGACCATTCTTCATTCGAGGCTGAGAGAAATCCTAGCTATCCGCAAGCAGAAGTGGTTGTTACTGACGTTGACCTATGGACATTCGAGGAACAAGAGTCTTTTGTCAAAGAAAAAATACAAGCGCACCAACTAACTTCAATCAGCATGCCTGATTGCACTCCCGAAGAACGATGGATAAGACCATCGAAGTTTGCTGTGAAGAAAAGTGTCGAAAACAAAAGGGCGTTTAAACTGTTCGACAACGAGGAAGAAGCCAAAACCCTTGCTGAATCAAAGGGATATATCGTAGAGGAAAGGAAGGGAGAGCCAATAAGATGTCAAAGATTCTGCGAAGTGTCAGAATTTTGCGAGCAATACCAATCAGAATTAAAGAACAAACAAGGAGAACCCGATGGAAATAAATAAAGAAACCGGAGAAATTGTGGCAAGAAACATGATTCGGTCTAGTAAAAAACTGGATGAAATGGCTGTAGCGTTGGCATCAGCGCAAGCAGAGTTCCCAATCTTGCCGAAAACAAAGAAGGTCAAGGTGCAAACACATGATGGCAAAAGCTATTCCTACTCTTATGCCGATCTAGCACTTATCATAGAGACCATTCTTCCAATCACATCAAAGCATGGCTTATCCATAGTGCAAATGCCAAGCCTTATTGATGGGCAATCAACACTGTTGACCCGACTGTTGCACACAAGCGGTCAATGGATAGAGTGTGAATTACCTTTAAAAGCACAACGAGAGGGCGCGCAAGCGTATGGCTCTGCGCTTACTTACATGCGTAGGTATGGCATGAGCGCAATCCTTTGCCTAGCTACAGACGAGGACGAGGATGGGCAGATAGCAGACACAGATCACGTTGGCGTAAAGCCACAAGCGAAAAAGGGAATTGCTTTACCGCAACAAATGACAGAAGAACAACGAAAGAAGTTCTTGGATACTACCCTGACAGATGCTAAAAAGATCGCATCCTTTCAAGAGGAAGGACTGACAACGGATTCAGTCAAGGCAATAGAGAAGTTTTGGTTGGATAACTCTGCCAAGATTGCTGAATTAAAGAAAACAGACCAAGAAAAGTATGACAATTTGGTGAAAGAATTTAAAAACATCAAAGAAAAACTAACCCAAGATAGCGTAGAAGAAGGAGAACAAAATGGATAAAGAATATCCCGATAGCGTTAGGATTTTTCCTAACAACGAAAACGAAAACAGCGTGATTGATGTAACTGTATTCATGCGAGTGAATGGCGAGGAACATAGGTTGCGTGTATATAAAAACACAAGGAAACTGGAAGGCGACAACAGACCCGATTATCTTGTCTCGTTGCGTTTAAACGGGCAAGACTTAGAAGCTAATTCGTGGCGCAAAGAGGCGAAAGAAACCGGAAAGGTTTACTTTCAAGGAACGCCAAAGCCGAAAGCTGTTGGCTATTCATCCGCAAAAACCAATCCAACTCTTGTATCCAAAGATGAAGTGAGTGTTGATAATGAAACCTTTGACGATAAAATCCCTTTCTAACGACTGGGCAGACAAGGTTAGGTCTCAACGATACCTCGATTTTGTTAGATCGCGAGGCTGTCTCGTATGTTTTAAACCCTCTCAGGCTCACCACATGACACATGTTATGGAAGGCTCAAGGGGTTTTAGAAGAACAGGAGACCAGTTTGCTGTTCCCTTATGCTTGGAACATCACGATGAATTACATAAACATGGGAACGAAAGCAACTGGTGGGCATTGCAAGGCGTTGACCCTCTTATATGGGCAGAGGAAAGATGGAAGGAATTTACGGAGAAAAAGTAAGCGCAGTTACATTGACACCGGCAGAAATGTTAATTGCCGGTCAGCTTGGCTTGATGCGTATGGTGCAGAACCTACGCGATAAAAGAAAAGGAAAGTATGGCGCGCCTACTGATTCGCAAGCATGGGCAATAAACATATTAGGCGCGATGGGAGAGGCATGTGTTGCCAAGTGGGGTGGTCTGTGGTGGAGTGGCTCATTGGGTGATTACAAAGCGGATGATGCCGGAAAGCTACAGGTAAGAACAGTTGACAAAGAAAGTAAAAGATTAATTTTGCATGACGATGATAAAGATGACAGACCCTACATACTTGTGTATGCAAAACCGCCTAACTTTATTATCAAGGG